TGTGGTAGATTCTTCTCGTATTCTAGTTTGTTGATTATGAAGTATGTTTTGATCCCTACCTATGACTAATACCTTGGTTTTGATTCCCAAGGCTTGAGCATTTGTGCAAAACTGCACCACGTTTGGACTCCATTTCGTCCCTTTACTTTCTATGCCAAGTGGGATACTAATAGAAGTAAAAAAATATTGACCTTGCGACCAATCGAATTTATGCAGTAGACTTGGATCTCTCCAATACTCTGCAAAGGGTTCGCTAAAACGATGTGCCTCCCAATAATTGTTCAGCAATGTTTTCCACCCAAATACATCTTGGTGTAGCGACAGAATTTTAGACCAGAGGTGGTTGCCCGAACCTTGCGGTCCCGTGAGCACGACAAGTGTTTTGTTGTTCATAATATTCCCTACAACTAATTATAACATAAATAATCTGGACTGTACATACAGTTACTATAGGTAGATACCAGAATGGCAAATCCAAAGATTAAGATAAAGCGATCTAGTGTCGCTGGCAAAGTCCCACATTACCCCTCTACACTGGACTTAGGGGAATTTGCAATCAACACTGCAGACGGTAAAGTCTTCATAGCAGCAGGTCAAGCAGGTGTTGGTGTCGGAACAACAGTAAGAGAAGTTGGTGTATCAACAGAGAACGTACTAATACAAACTCTACAAGTAGATGGTAATAGTGATCTAAATGGTGCATTAGATGTAGATGGACATACTAACTTAGATAATGTGAGTGTTTCTGGTGTCACAACTTTTAGTGGCAACGTAAAGTTTGGAGCACAGGTGCTCGATGGTGATGGTGGTTTTGGTTCTAACGGACAATTATTATCATCTGACGGAACAGATACTAAGTGGATTTCTGTGGGAGCAATCTCAGCTGGTGCTGCTGCATCTGTTGGTGTCTCTGCTGATAGCACAAACGCTACAAGATTCCCTACATTTGTATCTGGATCAACTGGAAATAGATTCATAAGAGTAGACTCATCATATAACTACAACCCATCAACCAAAACTTTACAAGTAGCAAAGATAAACCAAATCAATACAGTTGGTTTATCTACCATAGGTGGATACACCTTCCCTCTTATTGCTGATGATGGGAGTAATGGACAGGTGCTTGCTACGGACGGAGCTGGTACGCTCTCGTTCGTTACAGCAGAGAGTGGATCAGGTACAGCGACAACTATATCTCAGAATGCTTATACTGCCACAGCAGGTCAAACCACATTCACTTTACCAAACTTACATAATGATGGTACAAAGACATACCCAGTTGAGGTATTCTTCAATGGTGTCAGAGGAAGAGTAGGTGCAGGTGCGTCATTTGACTATCAACTATCTGGCACTCAACAGATCGTATTCAACTATGGACTTGAGGTAGGAACGAGAGTTGTTACTAAGGTTGGTTACGGTCACACCATAGATGAAAGACAATTCACTGCGTCACAGGGTGACACCACATTCACAATATCAGGAGAACAAGCAGCACAGAATAAGTTTCACTGTTATCTAAACGGTGTTTTACTTAGACGTGGCACCGACTACACTGCTGGATCTCCAATTGTTCTATCAACAGCAGCAAAAGCTGGTGATGAAATTTGTATAATGAATGCTAACGCTGAAGAGTTCTTTACTGCTAACGAAGGGCAAACAAAATTTACCGCAACTGATACAAGCACCACATCTGATAATACTCAGGTCTACCTAAATGGTATCTTTATGGAAATTGGTACAGACTATACTTTAGGTAATCCATCAGTTACAGTCATCAACCCTGCTACAGGACTGACTGCAGGTGACAACTTTGATATTGTAATTACTCGATAAATAAGAACATGGCAATAGCTTCCAGACAAGATCTAATAGACTACGGTAAGAGACAACTAGGTGCTCCCGTGCTCGAAATAAATGTTTCTGATGAACAAGTCGAAGATAACTTAAATGATACTATAACTCTTTATCAAGATCGTCACTATGACGGTGTTGAGTTGATGTATCTCAAGCACAAGATCACAAAAGACTTTACTGATACCATACAAGCAACCAGTGCAGAAGGTCGTGAGACATCACTTGGTATCACAACTACTACAAGTTCAAGTGTGAACATCACAGGTATAGGTGCTACTACTTTTAATTTTGATGAGACACAAAACTTTATTCAAATTCCTGATGCTGTAATAGGTATTGAAAAGGTATGGAAAGTAGATAGTCGTGCGATAGCATCTAATATGTTCAATATAACATATCAGTTATTTTTGAATGAGATATATTATTTCAGTTCTATGGAACTATTGAGTTACACACAGACTAAGAGATATCTTGAAGATATAGATTTCATTTTACATCCTGATAAACAAATAAGATTCAACAGAAGACAGAATAGACTATACATTGATTCTGATTATAGTAGTATGAAAGAAGATGATTATCTTATTATACAATGCTATAGAGTCTTAGATCCTGAAACGTATACAAAGGTATACAACGATAGGTGGGTCAAGAGATACTTTACAGCAAAGTTGAAGAAACAATGGGGTCAAAATCTTATCAAGTTTCAAGGAGTCAAATTACCAGGTGGCATTGAGTTGAATGGTAGAGCGATATACGATGATGGTGTTGCAGAAATAAAAGAACTAGAAGGACAGATGAGCATGGAATACGAATTACCACCACTAGACTTTATAGGATAATGAAAACATTCAAGCAATTTATAGAGGGTCTAAGGGCAGCAGGTAAACCTGTGCAAAGTTTGAGTCAGATGGATAAGGACTTTGATATCATTGATGCTGATCCTAATCCCCTTAGAAGACATCTCAAAAGTATAAGATACAGAAAGTATCTTAACGCATTTGGTGTGGTGAATAAAGAGGTATAATGGCACTCAACCCGTTCTTTCTTCAAGGTAGCAAAGGAGAGCAAACTCTCTTACAAGAATTATCTAATGAACAGATAAGAATGCATGGCATTGAGTTTATCTACATGCCTCGTGTTCTTGTCAAGAGTGCTAGTATCATGAGAGAGATCACAAGCTCTAAGTTTGACAGATCATTCCCAATAGAAGGTTACATATCATCATACGAAGGATTCGATGCTGGATATAATTTACTCACAAAGTTTGGTGTAAGGTCAACAGCAGAGATGAAGATTATCATATCATCAGACAGATATGAAAACTCTATTGCACCTCTGCTATGGAAGTTTCCAACTGCAGCAGTAGGTCCTACAGGTAGGGCACAAGATCAGAAGAGACCTTTTGAGGGAGATCTTATGTACTTCCCACTAAGAGATATAATATTTGAAATCAAGTATGTAAATGATATAGAAAACTTCTACATGCTTAGAGATACCTATACATATGAATTGACTTGTGAACCATTCGAGTTTACGGACGAGACATTCGATACTGGTATTACTGAGATAGATGATGACTTTGATGATGAGGGTTACAATGTTACTATGATACTAGGAGATGCAGGTGCAAGAGCAACAGCATCAGCAAGTCTTGTGGATGGTGGTATTCATAAGATTGATATTGTAAATGGTGGAACTGGATATACAAATGCTCCAAGGGTAATAATTGAACCACCTGTAGGTGGAGTCAGTGCTACTGCTGTGGCAATCACATCCACCACGGGTACACGTAACTTCAAGTCATTGAGAGTCGAGAGCATACAGATCACAAATCCAGGTGCAGGTTATACGTTTGTACCAACTGTTCAATTTGTAACTGAGGACGGTAAAGGCACAGGAGCATCAGCGATAGCTGGAGTTGGCACTAATGGTGTCATAGGTCCTGTAACACTTGGTTTTATTGGTCAAGGATACTTTACCCCACCGACTGTAACATTCAGCACTGCACCTGCAGGTGGATTTACAGGTATCGCTACAGCAACTATCAACACCACAACTAATCAGGTCAACTCAATTGTTGTAACAAACGCAGGTTATGGATACACAGTTGCTCCGACTGTTACTGTTGGTGCTGCCTCTACAATAGGAAGTGGCACATTTGAGTATGGTGAAATCATTACAGGTGAGTCTTCACTTACCACAGCATTTGTTACTAAATGGGATACTGAAACCAATACACTACTCGCTAGAAATCTATCTGGAGACTTTGCAGTGGGTGAGAATATTGTCAACGTTGGATATGGCACTGCTGTATATACCCTAGATAGTATTGATTACAATGACGATGATGCTTACGAAACAAGTGATGAAATACAAAATCTCTCCTCAACAAGCATCTTAGATTTTACAGAAAGAAATCCATTTGGTGAAGTATAATGTTAGGAAGTTATTTTTACAATGAGACAATAAGAAAGACAGTTATTGCTTTCGGTACATTGTTCAACAATATAAAAATCAAGAAATATGCTGCTGATGGTAAAGCAATCAGTCAGATCAAAGTGCCTGTTGCTTACGGACCTATGCAAAGATTTCTTGCAAGGATCGAACAACAAGCAAACTTTGATGATAATGTTGCTATAAGTTTACCAAGAATTTCATTTGAGATTACATCATATGCTTATGACCCATCTCGTAAGTCATCACCAATAACTAAATTCACAGGTAAGGGATCAGATAAAACTAAACACAAAAAAATATTTCTTCCAGTGCCCTACGAGATAGGATTTAGACTTAGTTTTGCAACAAAACAGCAAGACGATGCTTTACAAATAGTAGAACAAATACTTCCACACTTTCAACCATCATATAATGTTACTGTAAATATGCTAGAGGGTGTAGAGGAGAAAAGAGATATACCTTTCACACTAGCAAACGTATCTTTTGTTGATGAGTATGAGGGTGATTTTTCTACAAGGAGATTTATACAATACGATCTAGATTTTGTAGCAAAAACATATTTCTACTCTGAGATACCAACAGACGAGTCTGGTATTATCAAAAAGGTACAGATCGATTACTCTACCGCTATCAGAGCACCAAGAGCACAAAGATATACTGTGGTGCCACAAGCAGTCAAAGATTATAATAACGACACTGCAACAACCATCACTGCTGAATTGACTACACAACAAACTTTAGTGTCAGTCTCATCTGCTGCATCATTATCTACTAATACATATATTCAAATTGACTCTGAGGTCATGAGAATCAGAGAAATCAATGGCACTAATTTATTGGTGCAAAGAGCACAGTTTGGTAGTAAATTAGCAGAGCATTACTCAGGTGCTACCATAAATCAAGTTGATGCTCAAGATAACGCACTTATAGAGGTGGGAGACGAGTTCGGATTTACAGAAAGCAAGTCATTCTTTGATGCAGATGGACTGGAGTATAGTACAGTTCAAGGTACTGATATCTAAATAATTAAAAATACACCGAATACTCCGAATATTTGCCCGTCATTATTTGGAACAAAATGTCAAACTCTTATGATGCTATTGATAAAGCACTAGATGTGAAGTCTGAGATAGTACGTGAAAAAAAGAAACTAAGTAAAAAGTCTAGTGATCAAGATGATCCTACAAAGGATTATGAATATAGTCGTGCTCAATTATACAATCTTGTAGAGAAGGGACAAGAGGCAGTCAATGGTATACTTGATGTATGTCAAGACTCACAACATCCTAGAGCATATGAAGTGGCAGGTCAGTTGATCAAGCACGTTGCAGACACAACAGATAAATTAGTTGATTTGCAAAAGAAGATGAAAGACTTAGATGAAGATAAAGGTCCTAAATCTGTAACTAACAATGCTATGTTTGTAGGCAGCACATCTGATCTTCAAAAAATGTTGAAGCAAATGGGTAAAGATAAATAAACACATGGAAAACATAAAAGAAGTAGCACCAGTAGTCGCTGGAATAGCAAAAGGTGTTGCAGTCGCTGGAAAAGTAGCAGCGAAAGCAGCAGTAGCAGGTGGTAAAGCAGTAGCTAAAGGTAGTAAAGTAGCAGCGAAGGCAGCAAAGACTGGTGCAAAGGCAACAGGTGATGCAGCAAAGGGTGCAGCAAAGGCAAGCAAACCTGTGGCAAGGAATCTTACCAAACGCAGAAACGTAAGGAATCCAAGGTATAGAAAACCAGATGGATCATTTAATAAAAAATTATATGATCAAGATGGTAATAAAAATACACAAGGTTATATGACCACCATAGACGGACCTGAAAAATCTCCGTCTGTTGATAGAGAGATCAGACAGCGACAGAAAGAAAGTGATGCTAAGAAAAAAGCTAAAGAAACAAGAGATAAAGAAGTACAATACACAGCAAAAAAACTTAAGAAAAAAACGGGTGATGTAATAAAAGGTACGGTAAAGAGAGTAGGTAGATTTGCAAATAAATCTAAAGATAATGCAATTCGTGGATTTGGCACGTCATCATTCACAAAGGAAGGAATAACGTTCAAAGATTATCTAAACAAATTATGATTTTATGAGTGACATTTATCTTGGTAATCCGAATCTAAAGAAAGCAAATACACAACAAGAATTCACTGAGGAAGATGTAAAAGAATTTCTCAAGTGTAAGGCAGACCCAGTATACTTCACAGAGAAGCACATACGAATAGTGAACGTGGATGAGGGTCTTGTTCATTTTAACATGTATAAGTTTCAAAAGAAACTACTAAAAAATTTTCATAAGCATAGGTTTAATATCTGTAAGATGCCTCGACAGACTGGTAAGTCTACAACGGTGGTATCATATCTTCTCCATTACGCTATCTTCAACGATAATGTCAACATTGGAATTCTCGCAAATAAAGCAGCGACTGCTAGAGATCTGCTCGGACGACTACAACTGGCGTACGAAAACCTGCCGAGGTGGATGCAGCAAGGAATCGTTGCATGGAATAAGGGTTCTATGGAACTCGAAAACGGATCAAAAATAATCGCAGCATCTACCTCTGCATCAGCAGTTCGAGGTATGTCATTCAACATCATCTTCCTTGATGAGTTTGCATTCGTGCAGAACCATCTTGCAGATGATTTCTTTGCGTCTGTGTATCCTACTATATCTTCTGGTAAATCAACGAAGGTTATAATAGTATCCACTCCACATGGTATGAATCATTT